CTAAAGCTCAAAAGATTGCTTTTGAGAAGAAGGAAGAAGGCCGGAACTCTCCTGAGTATAAAGCTGCCCTGCTGAACTACATCCGCAAGGGTCAGTACAGCAACGCTCTGGAAGTTGGAACTGCCGGGGAAGGTGGCAACCTGACTCACGACAGCTTCGACATGAACTTCCGTGAGATTCGTGACGATTACAACGCTCTGCGCCCGTATGTCGAAACGATTATGACCTCCGGCGATCACAAGATTCGCGTTGAGTCGAGCTTGGGTGCTTCCACCTGGACAGCAGAAGAAGTGGCTTATACCGAGTCTGACCCTGCTTTTGGTCTGGTAACTCTGAACGACTACAAACTCGGTCGCATTGTTAAGGTTACTGAGGAACTGTTGCAGGACTCTGACTTTGATATTGAGTCATATCTTGCTCGCGCCTTTGGTCGCTCTAACGGTCTTGCCGAAGAAGCTGCGTTCATTAATGGTACTGGTTCTGGTCAGCCTACTGGCCTGATTACAGGTGCTGGTGATGTTGGCTCTGCCGAAACGGCTGTTACCGAAGAAGCCCTCTATGACCTGTACTTTGGTCTGAACCGGGTTTATCGCGGTAACGCCACTTTTATCTTCAATGACCTGACTGTTAAGGCCATTCGTAAGATTGAAAACGGCAGCGGCGATAAAATCTGGCAGCCGTCTCTGGTTGCTGGTGAGCCTGACCGCGTTTTGGGTCGTCCGTTCATCACTTCGGCTTATATGCCTGATGGCACTGAGTCTCCGAATGAAGTTATCGGTATCTTCGGCGACCTGTCTTGCTACGCAGTAGCAGACCGCGCTGGGTTCAGCATTAAGCGTCTTGACGAGCTTTACGCTGCCAACGGCTTTGTTGGTTTCAAAGGCTACGCTCGCACAGACGGTAAAGTCGTGCAGGCTGCTGGCATCAAGTCTCTGACGCTTGCCTAAGCAGTAGAGAAATAGGGGGAGGGCTTCGGCTCTCCCCTTTTCTTTGAGGTATTCATGGGAATAGACAGCACAATTCCGGCAGCGGAAGTTATCACTCTGACCGAGGCTAAGGCGCACCTGCGTGTGACGGCTTCTGATGATGATACGTATATCACCAGCCTGATAACGGCAGCGCGCAACTATGCGGAGCAGTACACGCGCCGCGCAATTCCGACGCAGACTGTGACCTATACGCTTGATGCGTTTCCGGCAGAGATAGAACTGCCGCGCAATCCTGTGCAGTCGATTACCTCTGTTCAGTATGTAGATGACAACGGCGACCCTCAGACGCTTTCCTCGTCTCTATACCAAACAGACTTAACAGGAACGGTCTGCGCGACGATTAAGCCCGCGTATGACGAGGACTGGCCTGACACTCGTGCGGTTTATAACGCTGTTACGGTGACTTATGAAGCGGGCTACGGTGCTGCGGGTGATTCGCCCGACACTGTGCCGCTAAGTTTGAAGCAGGCAATGCTTCTGGTTATCAGCTCTCTGTATGAGAACCGTGAGAATGAGATTGTCGGTGCGACACCGGCAGAAGTTCCATTTAGCGCAAAATGCCTGCTCGACGGTTACGTTTTACACCTGATTTAAGGGGCAAGACTGCTGTAGTCATAGCAGGGGGAGCGAGTCTCACCCGCGAGGACTGCGAGACTGCCCGCAACTCTGATGCAGTTTTAATTGGAGTTAATGACGCTTATCGGATTGTGCAGCTCGATGTGCTGTACGGTTCAGACCATCCGTGGTGGGCGCATCACTGGAAGAACTTAAAAGATTATCCCGCTTGCCTGATGCTCACGCAGATTCACGGCAATGTTCAGCCGATTAACCTGCCTGTTTGGTATGTCGAGGGGGTAAATGGGTCTGATATGCAGGCAAAAACCCTGCATTTCGGGGGCAATTCCGGCTTTGCAGCGGTTCACCTAGCCTCGCTATGGGGTGCGGCGAAAATCGTCCTTTTGGGCTTCGATATGCAGCTTAATGGTCGGCGGCATTGGTTTGGCGATCATCCAGGCGGGATGAACAAAAAGAGCGACTACAGCCGGATGATTCGTGCCTTTGAAGGTGCGAACTGCCCGACGCCTATCGTAAATTGTACGCGAGAGACGGCTTTAACCTGTTTCCCGCGTAAATCACTAGAGGAAGTGCTTTGAAGGCCGGAATGCTCCGACACAAGATAGACATTGAGAGCAATTCGGAGACCGTGAACTCGTTTGGCGAGGTTGTCGCGGGCTGGTCTGCTCTCGCAGCATCTGTACCGGCGACGGTCACACCGTTGCGTGGTGTGCAACGTGAGCAGGGCGCGCAGACTCAGACCGAGCTGACGCACAAGGTGACTATTCGTTATTCCTCTGATGTGTCTGCGGTTACTGCAAAGCACCGGGTTAAGTACGGCTCACGCTATTTCGATATAGAGAGCGTGGTTAATGTCGGTGAGCGCAATCGCATGATTGAATTGATGTGTGTGGAGCATGACTGATATTGAGTTAAAGGTTGACGGACTCAAGGAGCTGAATCGGAAGTTAGAGCAGTTCACCGTCAAGACTCAGAAAAGCATGATTACCAGTGCGCTCCGTGCTGCTGCCAAGCCGATACAAGCCGCAGCGAAGCAGAACGCACAGAGAACGCGCCACCCGTCATCCGGCGCGCTGTCGCAGTCCATTGGTATCAAGGCGAAACGCCTGCGCGGGAGTGCAGCGGTGTCGAGCCTGTGGGTTGCACCGATTCGCACTGATAAAAGCGCGGTTTCGCAGTACGCCGGTTTCTATGGTGGCGCGTCGGTGAGCAGTGTAAACGCCGGTATCCGTCACGGTCACTTGGTTGAGTTAGGCACGAAGCATTCTGCGGCGCGTCCGTGGTTGCGTCCTGCTCTAGACCAGAATAAAGACCGAGCGGTATCAATTTTCAAGACCACTCTAGCGAAGCGAATAGACCGTGAAGTGCGGAAGATAAACAGGGGTAAACGGTGAGACTAGAAGAAGGCTTATATGCTGCCCTTATTGCTGATTCCGCTGTGAATGGTGTTATATCAGGCCGAGCATACCTTGAGCAGATGCCGCAGAGCGCGACATTCCCTGCGATTGTTTTCAATCGCATCAGCACCACTCAGGGGAGTCTGCTGGATGAGGTCAACACGCACACCGAGATAAGGATGCAGATTGACTGCTGGGCTGACACTCTCAGCGCAGCTTATGACCTGTCTTACAAGGTTCGCACGTTGCTCTCTGGATTCCGTGGAGACCTGGAAGGGGTCGCGGTGCAGGGGTGCAAGTTCGACGGTGAACAAAACTCGTCATTGATAGATGGCGACGAGAAGCAGCGAAGGGTGATAACAGACTTCACCTTTTGGTTGCACGAATAACATATTTTTAATTTAACCCGCTTCGGCGGGTTTTTTATTGCCCGCCTCTGTGCGGGTTTTTTTGTGAGGAAAACAAATGACTAGCGCAGTATTAACAGCAGGGGCGAAGATCGGTGTCGGTGACGCTGCCAGCCCGGAAGTATTCAACAAAGTGCCGGAGGTTACGGCTCTGAGTATGCCGCAGATTAACCGTCCGACCGTTGACGTTACCAACCTCGACTCGACCTCAAAAGAGTTCATCTCTGGGTTGACCGATGGTGGCTCTGTAGAGCTTTCGGGTAACTGGTTGAGCGGCAACACCTACCACCAGCTTTTGAAAACCAAAGCAACGGCAGGCACAGCGGCAAACTACCTTATTGAGTTGCCTGATTCGCCGTCCACTAAAGTCGAGTTCACTGCTACACCGGAAGCTTTTGACCTTCCGATTGAGACGGATGCTGCGATTAACTTCACCATCACGCTGAAAGTATCCGGCACACCTGATTGGACAACCACCAATTCTGTAACTGGCTAGTAACTAGGGGAGAGAGGGAATGAGCATTGAGTCATTAGACGATATTCTCGGCGCGGATGATATTGCCGTCAAGGAAGTGGATACCTCTGAGTGGTGGGGTGATGTCAGCTATGTGCAGGCATTTGATGCCGAAGCATTTGGCATCTTTGTCGGCCTGTCAAACGGTGGTGAAAAGACCACTTTTGACGCGGAGGGTGTCGCGGCTGTTGTCGCACTGACGCTCTGTAAGCCTGACGGAACTCTGCTGATTAAGCGCAAGGATTGGAAAGCAGCCGCTAAGAAGCTGCAAGCCAAGCGTTTTGAAGCACTGCAAGCGTGTTACATGACTGCGCTTGAGTTGTCCGGTCTGACCAAAGGCGCAGAGGACGAAGCCGCAAAAAAATAGAGACCACTCCGCTGCTCCGCTTTGCATTACGCCTAGCGAGGGAGCGGGGTAAGTCGCTGCGCGAGTTGCTTGAGTCTATGAGTTCACATGAGTTCGCTTTGTGGTACTCGTTTAACGAGATCGAGCCGCCGAACAGTGACCTGCTGTGGTCTATAGCTGGTTTGCGCGCTGATATTTGGAACTCGTCGGGCAATCTCAAACGCGGCAAGACTGCAAAGCCTTCGGACTTTATGCCTAAACCCAAACCCAAGCAGCTAACGGTAGAGGAATCTATCAAGGCACTCAAGGAAGCACTCGGTGGCTAATCTTTCAACCCTCACAATTCAGCTCGACGGCAACAGCGCGAAGCTGGTCAAAGAGTTAGCGAAGGCACAGAAAAAGACGGGCAAATTCGCTAAGAATATGCGGCGGCAGATTAAGACTGCTGCCAAGTCTTTTGCTGTCATGGGTGCAGCGGCAGCGGCAGCGGGTACTGTCATAGTTCGCGCACAGTTGCAGTCTATTGATGCGCTGGCTAAGACATCTGACAAGCTCGGCATCACCACCAAGAACCTTGCTGGCCTGACTCAAGCTGCCAAGATTACCGGCGTCGAGCAGTCAGTGCTGAACAAGGCTCTGGTTCGGCAACAGAAAGCGGTTGCTGATGCTAATAACGGGCTTGAGACTTATGCGCGCCAGTTCCGTGCGCTTGGTTTAGATACAAAGAAACTCGCGCAGCTTAACCCGGCAGAGCAGTTCAAGGTTATAGCTGACGCTCTTAACGGAGTAGAAAACCAGACTCTCAAGACCGCCATTGCTTATGACATCTTTGGCGGGCGCGCTACTGACCTGATAAACACTATGCGGGTCGGCTCGGAAGGGCTGAACGCATTTGAGGCAGAAGCGGAGGCGTTAGGTCTTGCCGTTTCGCGTATTGATGCGGCGAAGGTCGAGGCGGCAAATGACGCTATTGTCAGAGCGCAGGGTGCTGTCCAGGGATTAGGCAACAAGGTCACTGTTGCGCTTGCTCCATATATAACTGCTGTTGCTGATTCGTTTGTTGATGCAGCCACCAGCGCGGGCGATATGGATGCGCGGGTATCAAGTGCCATTGAGTCAACGGGTAATGCTGTTGCGTTTGTGGCTGATGCTGTTCACGGTCTCGGCGTTGCGTTTCGGTTAGCCAATGCGATAGCGAACACTGCTGCGGAAGGTATGCTGACGGGGTTCTCGTTCACGTTTACTGCGCTGACGAGTCTTGCCGAAGGATGGCTGCACACTGTTGAAGCTATCTTCGCTGTAGCGGGCAAGCTGCCTGACGCAATGGGCGGCGAGATGTTCCGCGATTGGTCCGAGGCTGCTGGTGCAGCCGCGCAAGGCATCCAGAACGCACAAGACTCTATTGAAAGTCTCGCCAGCACGGTAAGCGGTGAAGCGTCCGATGCTTGGCGGGAGTTCCATGACGCAGCAATGGAGCCGCTACCCTCGGAAGGTATAAAAGCCTACTTTGATGAGGTCGAGGCTCGCGCTCAGTCTGCGGCGGTCAAGATCGCAGAGATGGCGAATGCCAATGTCTCTACAAATGGTGGCGAAGTCACCCCGACGCTCGCCCCGCTGGATAATTCAACCTTCCAGGAAAAGCTCAATGAGCGTCTGCAAATGCAGATTGAGCATAGTCAGCAGGCGGCTGATGCGCAGTTAGAGATTGATAAGACTCTCGACGCTGTGAAGCTGGAAAATCAAGCACTGACCGACGCGACCCTGATAGAGATGGCGACTGAGTTTGCCACGCAGAAGGTGATGGCAGAGTGGGAGGCGAAGCAGGCCGCGCTAGGCGAGACCGGGCAGGCACTGTCAGCAGAGGAACAGATTGCACAGCAGCAGCAGATTGAGCAAGAGGCTCTCTCAGTTGCTGCCGATATAGCGAAGCAGCGCGCACAGATTGAAGCTGACAAGGCTACAGCGATACAGAAATATGACTTGTCCACTTTCAAGGGCAAGGCCAACACGCTGTCAGCCACTTTGGGGCTTATGGGGTCATTCGGCAAGAAGTCCGAGAAGTTGCAGAAAGCCGCGTTAATAGCTAACAAGGCTATAGCCATCAAGGACTCGGTTGTCGCGATTGCGGGCGGTGTTGCTAAGGCACTGAATAACCCGTATCCGGCTAACCTCGCATTCGCGGCACAGGTTGCTGCACAGGGTGCGTCGCTGATGTCCACTATAAGCTCTGTCGGTATCGGTGGTGGCTCTGGTGGAGGCGGCAGCTTTTCCGCTTCATCTCCTTCTTATGCGTCCGACAACGTGGCAGACAGTGAAGAGGTGCAGCAGCGCGAGTCGCAGAGTGCTGTGCAGATAATCATTCAAGGCAACAACCACGCAGACGATGAGTTTCTGTACAGCAAGATGATACCCGGCATTACTGACGCCATTAAAGAGCGTGATTTTGTTTTGATTGATGCCGACTCACGGCAAGCAGAAGAGTTATTTGCCTGATGTACGTCACCTATACAGCACAGCGTAGCTTGAACACTACGGACAGTCCTGCGCACGTTGCAGATTCAGAGTACACACTGACGGTATACCTTAAAAGGTATGACCGCAGCCGAAAGGTTGAGCGGGCTACGGCGCGCTCCCTGTCCGGTGCGGGGCAGAACACCTACCAGCGCGGCGAGAATTGGTATAGCTGCCAGACTTCGCCCGTGACGGGTTCGGACTTAATCAATATGCGCGAGTTCCTTGATTCCGTCGAGGATGGCGCAGAGTTCGTCTTTAATGATGGCGTATCGGATTCTACTGTAGTGCTTGAGTCAAAGGGCTACACCGAAACCCGCGAAGTTCAGAAGGGCGGGGGCGGCACTTCGGACTATTTTGCATTCCGGTGGAAGCACCGTGAGGTCTGATAGTTGGTGGCCTTTTGGCGTTTACAACTGGTCTGAGAATCGCGCCCCGAAATTTGTAGTCCGTCTAGTTTACGATGACGAGACGGTTAACTTCACGACGCATTCCGGCTTGTCTAATCTGACCGGAACTACCATTGACGAGGTAGTAAGTGGGGTCAGCTCACAGTCGCAGAAAGTGTACCCGATGGACGGGCGCACTCAGATCGGCGGGTTGAGCATTAAACTGATTGATACCGGCTCACCCTCGACCTTTACAGAAAAGGTCAGGGCGCAGCTTGCCTCTGTAGCATCTCCTGCTGATGCGGGCGAGAGTCTGCGGAATAAGGAAGCGCAGGTATGGATGGGGTTTACGGGTGACTTTGATGACTTTGTTCAAGTCATAACCACGTATGTCAATGAATGCTCATACAAGCACGGGGAATATACACTTAGCTGCGTAGACGTTACGCGGCAGATGCGTAAGACCGTATTTGAGCAAAAGACTTCGCGGCTTGCTGCGAACTTGTCTGCACCTGACGCCTCGCCTCAGTCGGATATAAGTGTAACGACTGTAGACGGGTTTGCGATGCTTGAGCATACAGCAGCGTTTACAGATGCACCTAGCTCGACAGTCGGTTACTTGAAGGTTAAGGATACCGGCGAGATTATCCGCTATACGGGAATCTCTGAGAGTCCTTTGGCGTTTACGGGCATCACTCGCGAGGTCTTTGGCACTATCGGTTCAGCCGTTACGGTTGATGTGGCTGAGTCGGAAGATCAATGGCCTGAGTTGGAAGAGGTTATATACCTTGAAATGCCTGCGCCTCAGTTGGCGTATGCCGTTTTAACAGGTGAGGTTTTAGGTTCAAGCCCGACGATTACCCTGCCTGAGCATTGGCACATGGGTATAGAGACCACAAAGGTTGAAGCCTCTGAGTTCTCCGGCATCGGTGATGACCTTTACTACGATGACGAAACCGGCATTATTCTGCGCTTTGATGCGCTCAAGAAAACCGATGGCAAGAAGTTTGTAGAGTCGCAGATATATCGCACAGTCGGTCTCTACTCGCCCGTAAACACTGATGGCAAGTACGGACTGAACCGGGTCAACTCGGTTATTGAGGGCGGCTCTTATGTGATGGAGTTGAATGAGAGCAATATCGTCTCTTATAGCAACTTAAAGCACAAGCATTCCGAGGTGGTCAATCAGTACCGGATTGACTACCAGTACAACGGCGAGAACTATCTCCGTTCTCTGTCTCTGACTGACTCCGACTCAATCAGCCGCAATAATACGGTTAAAGAGAAGGTTTTGAAGCTCCAGGGGCTGCATAACTCTCGGCACTCGCAATCGGTTATCTATTCGCTGGTGCAGAGCTTGCAGGCGCGCTACAGAAACCCCCCGCTGCATTTGTCCGTCGAGGTATTACCGTATCTGAACATCCTTGAGGTTGGCGATGTAGTCAACGTCAGCATTGACAACGTGCAAGACTTCGCCGGTTCAGCTTCTTTAGATCGGGTTTTTGAGGTGCAAGGCACGAATGTAGATTGGGTCAAGGGCAGGGTCAGGCTCGACCTGTTCGCATCAACGGGTGACGAAGGCGATCCGCTGCTGACCCCTGCTGCACCCGTTCTAGCCGATGCGTTCTATACCTCAAAGGGTACAGATATAGCATCAATCAGCCCCTCGATTGTTAACGGTTCGGGGCATATCACAGCAAACGCGACCTTAACGGGCGACGCGGATGCTACAGCGGCGGCAGCAGTCTACTACTACGATGGCGACCTGACCATTGACTCAGGCGTAGACCTGTCAGTGATTGACAACGTGCAGCTCAGAGTTAAAGGCACTCTGACCATCAATGGCACTGTTGACGGAGTTGGCAACGGCAAGGCGGGCAGCACAGTAGGTGCAGGCACAGCCGGTTACGTTGGCGACACTTGCGCGACGGATGGCGTTTACGAGTGGCCCGGGTCGGGGCGTCGCTTTTCAAGTATCTACGGGGAGCAGGTTGAGGGTCAATACTCATCCTTTCCTTCTATAACCGTTTCCGCTGGCGACCAAACGGCTTCACCAGTACCGACAGACATCAGCGGCATACCTACCGACCTGCGCGGCACATCGGGCAGCGAAGGTGGTGAGATTCAGAACGGCTCTTATTCAACCATTGCTGACGGTGGCGACGGTGGTGATTCGGGCGCGGGTCTGGTCATCATTTCACGCGGCTTGGCTTTCGGTGCTTCGGGTCAGATTGACTTGAGCGGCACGGATGGCGCGGCGGGCGCGAAGGCTTACGAGTGGTCTTTGTGGTTTCAAGCAGGCACGGGTTCGGGTGGTGGGCCGGGTTCTGCTCTGGTTCTGGTTGACGGTTCTGCTGCTCCCTATCCCGACCTCTCAGGCGGCAACTTTGTCGCCTCTGTGGGTGCGACGGTGAAGAACGGCAAAGATAAAAACTCACCTGAAAAGTCAACGTGGACATCTGCCGAGGGGTGGGATGGTACAGGGGGCGGCTCATCGTCTGACCCGTTAACGGGTTATAACGATGATAGCCGAATTATCAACGGAGTGGACAGGTCAACAGCCTGTCAGCGAATCATGTATATACCGGAGTCGGCATAGTGCCTGACAGTTCATCTAATACAGTTCTGGCATGGGTCGCTGCGACGCTCCCGTTTATGTCGGCAGCATTTTGGGGCGCGAGGAAGGCAGTTAATTTTAACCAGCGTTTGCGCACCGTTGAGACAGCCATTGAGCGGGGCGAGCAAGATCGTGCCGAGTTCATGGACAGCTACAAAGAGGACAGGAAAAAGGACGAACTAGCCCGCCAGCAGGTTGCTGTGCTGATGGACAGAACCAACCTGATATTGAAGAAGCTAGACAAATGAACCTTGAACTTGTCCGGTACGCCTATCACCACAGTGTGACGTTAGGCGGCTTGAGGGTGGGCGATGATTGTTACTTTACTATTGAGCGTCCGTGGGTTGCTCACCACAGCAGGGGCGGCAAGCCCTTCGAGTCTTGCATACCTGACGGAGACTATGCGCTCATTCCTTTCCAGCGAAGCAACGGTGACAAGGTTTACGCACTGGAGAATGCGGGGCTTGGCGTACATCTGGAGCAGCGGCCTGACCTTATCGGGCGGTATGCAATCCTTCTGCACTCTGGCAACTGGGCTTCTGACGTTGTGGGCTGCATAGCACCTGGACTGCACTACAAGATTGACCAGAAGGGCAGGCACATGGTGACTAATTCCCGCGCTGCTATGTCTGGAATTATGGATGCGCTCGGCTTTCGGTCGGGGCATCACTTAACGATTCGCTGCACTGACGGCGCAGTCGATTGAGGGCAATACCAAAGCACTTTGACCTATTCGGTCAGCGCATCACCGTCGAGATTGACCCCAATTTGAGCCGCGATGCCGGATGCCTCGGCAAGTGGTTGCACAGTCAAAACATCATCAGGCTGCAAGCAGTCGATGAGAAACACGCCCATGACGTAATCATGCAGACCTTCTGGCATGAAGTCTCCCACGCGATTTTTGACCTGCTCGGCTATGACGAGTGGAGCGAGAATGAGACGGTGGTTGAGCAGTTAGGGCAGGCAGTCTATCAAGTGCTAAAGACAAAGAGGTAGAGAGTGCCAACTAAAAAGCATCTGGTCATTCCAGACACGCAAGTTAAACCGGGCGTAAAGCTCGACCACTTCACGGCATTGGGTAACTACATCGCAGAGAAGCAGCCCGATACGATTGTTCATGTTGGCGATCATTGGGATATGTTCTCACTGTCCTCCTACGATGAGGGAAAAAGCGGCTTCGACCAGCGCGACTATCTCGCTGACATTGAGTGCGGCAATGAGGCTATGCGTCTGCTGTTCGCACCGATAGACGCTTACAACAAGCGGCGCAGAAACAAGTATGAGCCTCGGTGCGTTTTCTTGATGGGTAACCATGAGGAAAGGGTGAACAGGGCGACTGAATCGGCTAACAATGCCCGATTCCGTAACGTGGTTACGCAGGATGACTTTGACCTGTCCAGGTGGCGAGTCATTCCCTTCCTCAAGCCGCACCAGATAGACGGGCTGTGGTATTCGCATTATTTTGTAGCACCCCGCTCGGGTCGGGCATTGGGCGGCAATGCTCACTACAAGCTGAACAAGCTGAAATTCTCCTTTGTGATGGGTCACGTACAAGACAAGGACTCAGCGCAGGAGTATCTGAACAACGGCGAGGTTATCCGTGGCCTGCAAGCTGGTGTGTTTAATCAGCATGATGAGGACTACCACGGGGAGCAGGGTAAGCACTTTTGGCGAGGCGTTCATATGCTGCACGAAGTGAACCGCAAGACGGCTTATGACCACATGGAAATCAGCCTCAAGTTTCTGTTGGGCAATTATGCCTGAGGATGCACCCGTTAAGGGGGCAAAGCGGCGCGGGTTTTGGACGTTTGACGTTTACCCTAGCCCTTGCCCCTCAATCCCGAATAAGCGTGTTTTTGTCGTTAAAAACACCATTTACGGCACTGGCGCGAATCGGCGCGAATTAGCAGCAAGCATCTGGCGAAACCGCATATATATATGGAGGCGGCTATGGATGATATTGAAAGACAAAGTTTCTTAGACGAGATCGCTAAGAAAGACCGTGAGCTTATCGCGGTTATTTCGTATTACTCAGACTCGCACGACGCAGATAAAGCAGAGATTGCGCGACTGTCTGAGGAAGTCATGGCACTTAAAGGCCAACTGAGCCGACTGATTACTGACGCGACTTACGAAGCCGCGTAAACCAAACCGAATTTTATTAACAGCCCGCCGATGTGCGGGCTTTTTTGTGGGCGAAATAAATGGCGACTTTACTGAACGCAGTAACAACTAACACAAGCAGCAGCGAATTCCGTATGCGTCCGGTAGACGGTAGCCGCGAAGATCAGGCCGCTCTGAATGTCTACGGAACGTGGGATGGTGCGACGGTCACGCTGACAGCCTCAACCGAGGCGGGCGGCACGTTCTCACCTATCCGTGACGCTTACGGCACTCAGGTCGGTGTGTTCACTGAGGACACCTTCACCAATATAGACAGCTCAAAGGTGGCACGGGGCAAGCTGACCGTGACCAATGCGGGCGGCTCGACATCTCTCACGGCTATCTTTGAGGAAGGCTAATGGCGACCTATTACGTCAGCACATCCGGCTCTGATTCCAATGGCGGCACTAATGACACGTCTGACGCTTGGCTGACCGTCGATCATGCGATGGATACAGCACCAGATGGCAGCGACATTGTTGTGCTTGATGGTGAGTACACCGAGAGCCTTTTCAACGCATCCAACAACGTCAGCGTTGCCTCAGATTCGTTTCGCGGGGCAACCCTTAAAGCCAGTGGTGGGCAGGCAAACCGGACGCTGTACTTCGGCACGGGCTACACCTCTGCAAATGACCCCATTATTTACTCCGACATAATCCTTGACGGAGATGACGAGACTGCGCGGGTCGTTGAAGTAGCGGGCAGTACCGGGACAGAGCATATCCGACTGAATAATGTTGTCATCAAGAACGGCACGGGTCAGCAGGTACTGATTAACAAAGCATCAGGCAGGCAGGAGTTCTATAACGTCAAATTCTCTGGCGCGCTAACAAGCAACGCAATCGCGGGTTCTTCTTTTGCCAACTCTGGCGATCAAACGCTAGAGATTGACGGGCTAGTGATGGACAACCTGACAGCGTGGTCTATGACTGCGGATGAGGTTATTAACCTGACCAAAGGCTCTGCAAACCCATCACCCGCGACAACATTTAATAGCTCAGTCAGGGGCATCACCGGCACATTCACCGGAACGAATACAGATACATACAGAATAGTCCAGATACGCGGCGCAGATTACCCCGTGGTAACTGAGTGTGACTTCACTTTTAACAAGGACGCAAGCACAGAAAGTTACATTATTTTTGTCAGCGGCCTGGATGCAACAAACACAACCACGGATGCTCTGATTGCGGGCAACATCATCCGCGCAAATATGCCTAACGGCTTTGTGATTGCTTTGGGTGAGTCGCAAAGCTCAAGCAACCACATCACAGGCGGCACGATTTCGGGCAACTGTGTAACGGGCAAATACTACTCAGCCGCCACTCCACACAATTACATTCTAGGCGAGGACTCGACCGGCAAGATGGTCGGCAACGTCTCCCGGCATAGTTTTGTGGGTTACTTGGCAAGCAGAACTGAGTCAGGTGCGGAGATTCGCGGCAATCTCGCTGTGGATTGCTACGGCTCTTCCTACTACGCGAAGGGAACTGCGGCAGTTGATATTGTCAACAACACCGCAGTCGTTTCTAACAAGTTCCCGCAGCTCAATATTGGCATTTTGTCCTGCGCGAAGCAGGGTACCGTGGACACGACGGCAGCGACCTTTGACGGCAATACCGTCATTGTGCAGGACGTTAGCAACATTGCTTACCTTGCCGATACGCAAGACGTTAACCAAGTCTGCACCTATCAGAATAACCGCTATATCATCCCTGACTCTGTGGACTTGACCAGTGCAGACCTTTTTCGCTATCAGGGAACGGCAAACACCTTTAGCGAGTGGCAGGGCAATACCAGCGACACGGAGCAGATTATCCAGCTTCCGCAGGGTCAGATTGATGCGCTTGTGCGCCGCTATCAGATTCAAGCCGCAAACGCTGCGGGCATTCGTGGCGATGCCAGAGCCGCTATACAGAGTGCAGTCGGTTGATTGGAATAGTTAAAGAGATTGCAGGCGCGGTCATTGCACCACTCGCGCAGATCGTCACTAACCGGCAGGAGCGCAAGGCAGCGACGGAGCAGGCCGCTGCAAAGCTGGTTCAGTCGAAGCAGGACGGGGCGAGGCAGGTCTTGCTGAAAGACCAAGAGATTGAGGCTGTACTAGCCTCCGGTCTCGGTCAGACCTGGAAAGATGAGTATGTAACCGTCAGCCTTGTCTCCATCATTAACCTGCTAGTTATTGGCGGCATCGCTGCCGCATTCGGTCACGGTGAAGTCCTGCAAGGCTTGTCCATTGCGTTACAGGCTATCGTCGCAGCCGGTGTTAACATCGGCTTTCTGCTAGAGGCGACTGTGCTTGCCGCTATCGGGCTGAACGTCTGGCGTAAGGCTTAACTGGTAGTGCTTGTAGCATAGCCCGTTAGAGTAAACGGGGCTGCGCTTGCCTTTCTCGCATTTGGAGCAACGTGGAATAGGTTTGCCCCGCGTGTCTAATTTCCGCTCCATCATTCCTCTCCTAATATCTCAGCCAATCGCGCCACACTCTCCGGCGCATTCCTATAAGCCTGATTATCCTCTGGCCTAAACCAGTTCCGCAGCGTCGCTATCGGTACTCCTAACCGCTTGGCATACTCAGGCTGAGTTAGCCCTGAGTTTTGCCATGCCTGATAGATGCGGCTGTTTGGGGTCATGCTGCGGCAAGCTCTTTTGCTTTCTCAATGCTGCCGCCTTCGGGGTATGGTTCGCCACCATGTTCGCAAATAATGTAAAACAGAATTGTTAGTGAATCGCTGTCAATTATTGCGGCTTGACCAGCGGGCATCTCCGACAATTCCTGCCTCGCAAACCTAATGGCAGCAGCCTCAGTTTTGAATTCCTTTCTGCCTCCTAACATAGTATCTGATTCAATTTGAACTATAAACATCATCTCTCTCCTATTTACCTACCCTTAAAGCCCCGTACTAGATCGGGGCAGTAAGGTGGGGCTGTTAGTGGTCATGCCGCTATATGTTGTGCAAGCCAATTCGCACAAGCCTCTAGTGAATTAGACTCAAACTCGTCACGTTCAACAATCACTGTAAATTTGCCGTTCTCAAGTTCTTCAACGTATACATCTACAGGGTCATTACCACCAAGATGGTTATAAAAGGATGTAGTAAAAATGTGAAATGTTGATTTTGGGCAGTCGTCTTTAAACATCAGATCTCCAAAATGTTCGGTGGTTTCTGCTGCTGTTTTGCTGCCGATATAGTCCATGCCGTCTACTAAGTTCATCATCTCTCTCCTGTTTGCGTTTCTCTATGGTGCAATACTGGCATAGATTCAATGACTCGTCAACCCCTTTGGGAATAAAAAGCACAAAAAAGCCCCGAAAACCGCATAAAACGGTGCAATACGGGGCTGGTTTATTCCCAATTCTGAGGACTAATTAGCTTTATTTATCAGGCGTTTAGGCTGTTTCGGGGTATTGATTTCGAATCAGGTGGACGGTGCGGCAAAGCTATACGGGGCGCGGCTTTCAGAGGGTGCTTTGGGAATAAAAGCGCATTTTGGGAATATTACTTGAGCGGCCTGACCTTTCTCGGTGTCCTAATATAGACCCGCTGCGTCATACCTTTTTCAGTATGCCCAAGCCTGTCCGACGCTGACTCAAGGCTTGCATCATCCGATGCGTTCTTTGCGCGGATGTCCTTAAACTGGAAGTAATTGATACCCTTCTTCTCGGTGCGGCGCTTCAATCTTTGCCATGCCGCATTGAACCCCGAGCCGGTGTAGGGCTTGCCGAGAGAGTTGCAGACAATCGTGGGGCGAACCTGGGGCGGCATTGCTTTGGCTCTGGCTACAACGTCGCGCAGATCGTCTGACCACTCAATAAGCAGGTCTA